GAGGGTCTAGTACCAAAGAATGAAGTGCAAGACACAGCAGGTTATGATCTAGCGAAAGAGTTTGAATCTACATTCGTACCTCGTGACTATCAGAATAATGCTGTCGTTCATGCACTTAAACACGAAAGAGCATTACTTCTATCACCAACAGCATCTGGTAAGTCGTTTATCATTTATCTGTTGACACGATTCTATGTTGATACTCTTGATATGAAAGTATTGATCGTAGTACCAACGACATCTCTTGTAGAACAAATGGCATCTGATTTCATTGAATACAACAGTGGGCAAGAGTTAGATATACACAAGATTCGTGGTGGAGCAGACAAGAACAAAGATGCAAGCATTACAATCACTACATGGCAATCTGTATATAAACTCAGAAAAGATTGGTTTGCTAAGTTTGATGTAGTTGTTGGTGACGAAGCGCATTTGTTTAAAGCAAAGTCTTTGACATCTGTGTTAGAGAAGATGCCTGATTGTCAGTATCGTTATGGGTTTACTGGAACACTTGACGGAACGCAGACGCATAGATTAGTACTTGAGGGATTATTCGGATCAGTATTCGAAGTAACAAAGACAAAAGACTTGATTGATGATAGCACTCTAGCAGAGTTTGGTATCACAGCACTCGTTCTTGAATACCCCGATGAAATAAGAAAGATAAATAAGAATATGAGTTATCAAGAAGAGATCGATTGGATAGTTCGTAATGATGCAAGAAATAAGTACATACGAAATCTAGCACACGGTCTAAAGGGTAATACACTTATATTATTTCAATTCGTTGAGAAGCATGGTAAAGTTCTTTATCCGCTTCTCGAAAAGGAGGGCAAAGTTGTTCATTTCATACATGGCTCAATTAGTGCAGAAGAGCGTGAAGAAGTTCGTAGAGTTGCTGAAGCTAGTGACAACAACATTATTCTTGCTAGTTATGGCACCTTTAGCACTGGCGTTAATATTAAGCGTTTGGATAATATCATCTTTGCATCTCCTAGTAAGTCAAAAATTAGAAACCTTCAATCGATAGGTAGAGTACTTCGAAAAGGTAATGGTGCTGACAAAGCAACACTATATGATATTGTAGACGACCTACAATGGAAGTCTAAGAAAAACTTCGCAGTCAAACACTTTATGGATAGAGTAGACATATACAATGATGAGGGGTTTGACTACAGCATATACAACATTAAGATAAAAGGATAGTCTGATGGAACTTATATATATTAAGTTAAAGAATGGACAAGATATCATTGGTATTCAAGGTGCTGAAGATGTAGGATGTTGTAATGTAGAGAATCCAGTTCAATTAAAGATTCATCCTACTGAGGGATTTTATGCTCAAAGTTGGTTGCTCTTTTCGGAATCGACAAGTGTCCAGATAAAAGATGATGATATTTTTGTAAAGAGTAAAGCGAATACCAGAGCAAAAGAATGTTATAATTCGTTTTATGAAGACATGGAAGAAAGAGGGTTTCTTGATGATCTTGCTCACAGCGATGCTGATGAAGCAGAAGAGCAGTTGATGGCTTACATTGACTCTAAAGAAGCCACTAAACATTAATAGTATTCTTAGAGCGATAACGCTATTATACACAGGGTCGCAAGTTTTGTCAAGGCATTTTCAGAAATAAACCTGAAAAATATTTAATATTTTGTATTGACATAAGTTGACTTTTATACTATACTGTATCTAAATTAAGTGAGGACCAAATGGCTAAAAAGAACTATGTAAACAATCCTGAGTTTCTACAGGCTATCGTAGATTACAAGAAACTATGCGTAGAAGCAGAAGACTCTGGAGATGACAAACCGCAGATACCTGATTACATTGGAGAATGTATCTATCAGATATCAACTCGTCTCGCATCTAAACCAAACTTCTCTGGTTACTCGTATAAAGACGAGATGATTAGTGATGGTCTAGAAAATGCAATTCAAGCATTAGGTAACTTTGACCCAGACAAGTCTAGCAATCCATTTGCTTACTTCACTCAAATCATTTGGTATGCGTTCCTAAGACGTATAGACAAAGAAAAGAAACAATTGTATATCAAGCATAAAGTAACAGAGAACTCTGTAATCTCTGGTACTGCTGTAGAAGGTGCAAGTGATGGAGATGATGCGCCATCTTATATTGATCTTGATAACGACTACATGACAGATTTCGTAAAGAACTACGAAAAGAAGATGGATGAAAAGAAAGCACAACAGCAAAAGAGAGCAAAGAAAGGGCTAGAGAAATTTATTGATAATGAGGAGTAACCGTGAAGATTGCCGTAATCAACGATACGCACTGGGGTGCGAGGTCAGATAATGCCGCATTCGCTGAATATTTCATCAAGTTCTATAAAGAGATATTCTTTCCTAAACTAAGAGAAGAAGGCATCAAAACCATCTTTCACTTGGGCGATGTGTGTGATCGAAGAAAATACATTAACTTTGTAACTGCTAAGAATCTTGAAGAAAACTTCATGAGGGTTTGTGCTGAAGAAGGCATAGACGTATATCTTGTTGCAGGTAATCATGACACTTTCTATAAGAACACCAACGAAGTAAACTGTCTACGACAACTCTATGGTAACTCAAAGTATGGTAATATTCATATCTATTGGGAAAAGCCAGTTGAGTTGGAGTTTGATGGCTGTAAGGTTATGATGGCACCTTGGCTTTGTGCTGACAATATGGAAGAGTCTTTCAAGATGTTCAAAGAGACTGATGCTCAAACTCTGTTTGGTCACTTTGAGTTTCAGGGTTTCGAGATGATGAAAGGGCAACTCTGTCCACATGGTCTAGAAAAAGAAATCTTCAACAAGTTTGAGGCTGTCTACTCTGGTCATTTCCATCATCCATCAACTATTGACAACATTACTTATCTTGGTGCGCCATACGAGATGAACTGGTCAGATTATGATCAGAAACGTGGCTTTAGTATATTTGATACTTCTGATCGTAGTATCACTCATGTTGAAAACCCGTTGAGAATGTTCCATAAGATCAAGTACGATGATACCGACATGACAATTGAAGATGTCGCAAATCTTGACACATCGAACTTGACAAACACTCACATAAAAGTTATAATAAGCAACAAGTCTAATCCGTATATCTTCGATCTGTTTCTTGACAGATTACAAGATGCGGCACCTTGTGATATCAAGGTGGTAGAAGATCACATGAATTTAGATGTGATAGATGAAACCGAGTTGGTCGATGAAGCACAAGATACATTGACTATTTTGAGACAGTATGTTGACAACTTAGAGATCACTAGCGACAAAAAGAAAGTACAGGCTGTACTAGACGATCTATATGAAGAGGCGATTAGTTTGTAATGGCAAACATTATATTTGAGTCAGTTCGTTATAAAAATATATTATCAACTGGAAATGCTTGGACAGAAGTTCAATTGAATCGAAGCAAGTCTACTCTCATCATTGGTGACAATGGTGCAGGTAAGTCTACGATGCTTGATGCTTTGACTTTTGCTCTGTATGGTAAACCCTTTCGTAACATCAAAAAGAATCAGTTGATCAACTCTGTCAATGGTAAAGGTCTGGAAGTCGAAGCCAGATTTACTATTGGTGGTAACAAGTATCTAATCAGTCGTGGTATCAAGAAAAACAAATTCGAGATATACAAGAATGGTGAGATGCTAAATCAAGATGCATCTGTTCGTGACTATCAAGGCTATCTTGAAGATACGATTCTCAAACTAAACTACAAATCGTTTGGTCAAGTTGTTGTTCTTGGTAGTTCGACATTCGTTCCATTCATGCAATTGAAAGCAGGCGAGAGACGAGAAGTAATCGAAGACCTGCTTGACATTCAGATATTCACAGTGATGAACACACTACTCAAAGACCGATTGAGTGAGAACAAGAGTTCCATCATTGATATCAAACACAAGATTGAATTACTAAACAATCAGATTGTGTCATCTAAGACACACAACGAATCACTTCGCAAGTTAAGAGAGGGTGAAGTCGATAAACTTAAAGAGAAGTTGCGTGAGCAGATTGCTATCGTGGAAGCCGAACAAGAGTCTGTTGACACTTTGATTCAAGAAGTCGTTGATCTTGGTGAAGACATCACAGACAAAGCAGATACGAAAGCAAAACTCAAAGAGTTACAAGAACTAGATCGTGAACTATTAAGTAAGCATAGAGCGTTGACAAAAGAAGTCGAGTTCTATCACGATCACGACAACTGCCCAACTTGTAAGCAAGGCATTGATCATGAGTTCAAAGAAGAAACGATTACAAGCCATAGCACAAAAACAGCAGAGATCGAAAGTGCAAGACAAGAGATCAGAAGCAAAAGCGACAAACTAGATATGCGTATTGACGAGATTGATGATGTCGAGAATGTCATCAGTGCCAAGAATATGCAGATGAGTGAACATCGAGTCGCTAAGAAGATTGCTATGAGTAGTTGTAAAGCATTGAAAGAAGACCTTGTTGGTGCTGAGAAGCAAGCAACAGAAGTAGACAGTCAAGAAATACTGGCACTTGAGGGCGAGTTGCAAGATCATCATGGAGATCAAACAACACTCTTTGATGAAAAAGAAACTCTTGGTGTTGTGAGTTCTATGCTGAAAGATGGTGGCATCAAGACCCGAATCATCAAACAGTATGTGCCAGTTATGAATAAATTGATCAATAAATACCTGTCTGCTATGGACTTCTTTGTGCAGTTTGAGTTAGATGAGAACTTCAACGAAACGATTCGATCAAGATTTCGTGATGTGTTTAGTTACTCTTCTTTCTCTGAGGGTGAGAAGTTGCGTATTGACTTAGCATTGCTATTTACATGGAGAGCAGTTGCTAAACTTCGTAACTCAGTATCAACGAATCTTTTGATTATGGATGAGATCATGGATAGTTCTCTTGACACATCAGGTACAGAAGAGTTCTTGAAAATCATTCAAGACTTAACTGCTGATTCAAATATCTTTATCATTAGCCACAAAGGTGATCAGCTATTTGATAAGTTCCATAGTGTAATTAGATTTGAGAAAGTAAAGAACTTCAGTCGCATAGCCGCATGACCGATACTAGACGATGGGTTTGGTTGACGAAGTGGGGTGCTTCGATAATGGTTGTTATCGCAGTACTGTTTCGCAGTGCGGGTGAAGAATGGCATACCTTTGATTTGTGGTTTAGTTTAACCGGCACAACTCTTTGGTTGATTGTGAGTTTAGCATGGAAAGATCGTGCTTTGATATTATTGAATGTGACAATGGCTCTGTTTTTATTGAAAGGTGTATTGACTGTATGAACATAGATCAAGTTATCGTAGACTACGTTGATTCTGAGTCTAATGAAGATCATGTTGCTGTTTTGTTATCAGCAGGCACAGATAGTATTACTTGTGCCTTAGCCGCACATCGTCTTGGTAAGAAAGTTACTGGATACAGTATGTACCTTGATGGTAAACAAACCACTGACAGTCTTGGTGCCGCAGAAATTGCTGACCACTTTGGTTGGGATTTTGTTGCTGTAGATGTTCCAGTTGATAATATAGAAGAAGACTTTTTTAAATTACTTGATGATTATGACTGTAAGAAGAAGACTCAATTGGAGTGTACCTTCCCATTTCTATATGTCTATCCACAGATAAAGGAAAAAGAAGTATTGTCTGGTGTTGGTGCTGACTCGTGGTATGGTCTATCTAAACGTGCGTTAGTCAATCCACAATATGGAGTAAGAAAGTCTAAGGCAATCTTTGATCGATTCAGAAATGACTACTTTAGTCAACCCAACCCAGGTGGTCTTTTACAGCAGTATCAACTAGCAGAAGAAAATGGTATAAAGTTCATTGCTCCATACTTCAATCAAGATAGAGTGGGTAAATGGATGATGCAGTATGATTGGCACTTCTTTAATAAGCCATA